TAACTTTCTTTTTATACAATGGTCCCCATGATATCCCCATTCTAATAGACATAATTTGATCTTTTATTTTAATTGGATTTTTAGCTAAATCTTTTTGTATTTCAACACCTGCTAAAATAGCTTTATACAATGAATCTGATCCATCCCATCCAAGCATATAACTATCGCCTATTGTTTTTATTATATCACCTCCATTTTTTGGAACTATCTTTTCCATTCTTTTTTCATGCTCTGCTAATGCATCAAACATTCCGTCTTTGTGTAAATTCCATAGTTTAGAACTAGACTTTACATCTGTAAATAATATAGCTTGGTCTTTTTGTTGTAGTTTATCTAAATCAGATACGCTTTCAAATAATTCAAACTGAGTAATTAGGCTATTATACATATAGAATATAATTTATATTATTTATAAAAATACTTTTATAGTAATATGGTACTAAAGATATATTATTTTAAGTACTCTCTAGAAAAAGTACCATCTTTATATAGTATTATTACTATTCCAGAAAAATAACTAGGGTTTATTTCTTGCCCGCTAATGTTTAAGTACCTAACCACTTCTTTTTCTCTTTGTCTATTATCTACATATATTGGACCGAATATTTCAAAGTTACCGTCCCAATCTCTTTGAATTAGTCTGTAATAGTTTATTTCATGAAGTGGATTTATTTGAACACATGAATAATACTGTTGTGTATTTGAATTACCCGCGGCCATTTGTGAATCTATTGAATTCCATTCATATGCATCTATACTCCATTCTACATCAAATGCATCGCTGTTAGATTCAGACGCAGTCGACCAACTTAAAATATTATAATCATTTTTTTGTTCACCTCTAAAATATATTAATTCAACCGGTAAGGGATTGTTAACTGATCCTAATAGATATATGTCGTCTATCCACCATTCTTCACCTGGCCTATCTACCAATGATAAAATATCAACAGCAACTTGAGTAGTTCCAAAAGGTAGAATTAATTCTAAAACAGAATATCCATCCCCTGTTAGTGTTCTGTTTCCTCCTCCAGCCGGTGTAAATATATCTAAATTTCCATCTACGTTTACTGAAGCTATTTGTGAATTATAATCCCAATACGCATTGTTAAAACCAGTGACTCTTAGTTCAGAAGAATAGTTAGAACCTCCATCAGTAGATATTTGTACTTCTACATAATCGCTAGCATCTACGCCAGACGATCCTCCTGTTGATGTAAACCTATATGCTCCTAAATTAATTTGTATTTTATATTCCTTAAATGGATCCAACCCTGTTATGTTTGGTAAAGAATACCAATCATATTCGTCTGCCCCACCGCCTGTTCCATAGATAACAGCTGATGTAGGTGCTGATTTTGAAGCGTTTGTAAAAAATCCAGTAGTCGGTTCTGAAAAGTACCAATTTCCAGTCCAATCAAAATCTTCCATACAATCAAATTTAACAGTATCAATATATGATTGGGAATAAAAAAATTGAGATAGTGATAAGGTTAAAAGTAAAACTAACTTATTCATAATATATTAAAAGTTTATTTTATATATTACGCTAGCTTTTCTAGTTTTATTATCAGATTAGGGGTAACTGTTTTTTCTATACTAAAATTAGTATCAATGTTTGAATTTACTATAGAAGATTGACTTTTTGAATTCATCCACCCGTCTACTATTTTTCCATCTATGCTTGGTTTTACATGAGATGCTAAATCAGAATTTTTTTTAATAGTAATATTTTTAGTGTATCTTATTTCTATTTCATTAGAGCCCTTCTCGTGAATTACTTTAGTTTTACCAAAGTTCCAATTATTATTAATTATAAGATTGAATAGACGTTTCCCTAGGGCACCTCTAAATAATATTTCATCAGGTATTTCTTTATATTCTACATATAAAGAATTAATCTTAGATAAAATAAACTTTTTGATTTGAGTGTTAAAAAACTCATCATCTACAATAGGTACTTTTATAATTTGCACTTTATTCTTTTAAGATATAATTTATTAAATTGTTTGCTTTATTCTTAAGTGCTGTAAATTGTAAGAAAGCATCCATTGAAGTACCGTCCTTGCATTTAAATTGAAGAACTTCATTTTCAGATATGATAAAACTCCACTCCACATTAGATGATTTGCACATTTTAAGTTTATACTTCTTTATGTTATGTGAAACTACAGAATGATGATATACGAAAGCCTCTTTTTCATAGTGATTAGATGAACATTCTATCAACCTATTCAGAACATCATATATAGCCTCTGACTTAGAAGCTTTTATTTTACTATTAGCTATCTTTCCAAGCATCGGTTTCTTCTTTACTAGCGTACCCAATAGGTGTATTACATATTTTACACACTCTTCTTAGACCTCCCGAATGTAATTTTGAATTACTTATTAACTTTATATCATAACCGTTTTGATGATTACACTTGGAAATCACTTCGTCAAGTTCTTTTAAAAGCTCTTGTATTTTATTTCTTATTTCAGAAACTTTTTTTGAAATTACTTCTGTATCCGCCAATTCTTCTTGATTATTTAAATCAATATCATTTTTATTTATATCAGTATTGCTTATAAAATGCTGCATTACTCCACTATCCCCATTATTTTAGATTCAGACACACCTGATACGGAAAACTCTGACATTCCTTCTCCGAATTTAGAATTTAATTTTTCCTCTACTTCAGTTACCGATTCAGCTGAAACTAGATATTCCTCTTTAGTTGTTTGTACTTTACCGTTGTTATCGTTAATCGATTCAAATTTAACTTTTGCTACCCAATACATAATTTATATTTTTTTTTAGTTTATATTTTAAGTTACTTATTACTCCTTTTATACCAAGTTCTCTAAATCTATATATGAACTGATTTATTTCGTATATTCCAAATTTATACACTTTTCCCCTATACATTACCCAATTTATAAAATATGAATTAGTATAGTTGCCTGTAAAAAAAGCATCATATTTACTATATTTTTTAACAAATTTTTCATGACCTATATTTAGATACTCCTTTTTTAGGTAGTTTCTTTCTACAGGTATCATTTTTTTATTAAAGCTCATTTTCAAACATTTCTTTTGTGTTCTCGAAATCCTGATTTGTGCCATGGAATTGAACTTCTTCGTGTTCGGAAACCGCTCGACCTTTCATTTCTTCCCAATCTTTATTTTTTCTAACTATTGAATTAGTAGTAGATGCACCAAGGAGAGTAGGAACAGTTGTTTTCAAAGAATCAGCTATATTCAGTATAGCAGCCATATCTTTAGGAAAACAATGCCCTCCATATCCAAAGTCTCCATCGGGTCCGGGAACCATAGTATGTGTTTTTCCTATTCTAGGGTCCAATAAAGTTGCTGAAACAACTGAATCAAAATCTATATCATGAGAAACTGTTTTATCTTTGTTTATTGAATTTGACAATTTATACATATCATTAAAAAAACTAACCTTAGTAGCTAAGAATAAATTTGTCATATATTTAGTTAACTCTGCTTCTACCGTGTTTAGAACGGCTAATGTTGCATCTGGAAAAGCAGTTTTGAATAAAGTTGTTATAGGCTTAATATGCTCTGCCCAATCTATACCTAAAATTATTCTATTTTGATTTTTAAAATCTTCAATTGAATTAGCCTCAGTTAAAAATTCTGGACTAAAGCTAATACCTATTCTACGATATGTTTTATTAAAAGATTCAGTAGTTCCAGGAGGAATTGTAGATTTAATTATAACTATAGTATTTTTATCTAGGCCTATGCTTGCATTATTTATTTGATCTATAACATTATCAACTATACTAACATCGCATTTTCCGCTTTTAAACATAGGCGTTGGTACACATACAAAAACGATGTCACATTTTTCTACTATACTAGGTATGTTTAAATCTGTTTTAGTATACTGATCTTTATTGAATACTCCACATTTAGATTTATCCAGATCATATGCATATACAGTATTTGTATATTTAAATTTTTCCCTAACAGCCTTTCCAACAAATCCTTGACCTACTATTCCTACATTCATGTTTTTTAATTCCATTTCAATAAATATTTTGTAATATAGTCTTATTATACCGGGATTTAATCAACGGTTTTAAAATAATGTAAATAAAAAAAGGGAATTCTAAAATTCCCTTTTTGATAATATATATGTTAGTGGTAACTAGTCTATGCTAACACTTCGCTTTTTAGCCTTAGCTTTATTTGGAATTTTAATTGTAAGTATTCCATTTTCTAATTTAGCATTTATATTTTTACTATCTAGATTTTCAGATAATTTAAAGGCTCTTTTTAATGGAATTTTCCATTTACTTTCTTTGAAGTTTTCATTGGTTTCAACTAATAAATTTTCACTATCGGAAGTAATACTTAATTCTTCTCTAGTATATCCAGGAAGAATCATTTCAACTTCAATAGAATCTTCTAGTTTAGTTGTTTCATAAAAAAACGAAGGCATGTTATTATTATAAAATGCTTCATCAGCAATTGAAAAGAAATTTTTTAAAAGGTTTGATTGTTTCATGTGTTTATTTTATTTTTATTATAGACTCTGCAAAAAATGTGCCATTCAATAGAATTATAAATTATGTCATATAATTTTCAAATTAATTGCACATATGTCATATTAACTACTTAATCCTATCGTTAGATGTAGACAAAACGTCATTAAAGGAATCAGGTAATAAATTTATTTTACCATTAGATTTCTTTTTAAGAAAATAAGCAAAAATAGTATACATAGTAGAAGAACCCGGTATAGGAGTAGTTAACATTACTAAGACAAATGGTAAGAGTTTTGGAATATCCTTTAATTGATTCAAGGCTTCATCTAGTTCCTGTTTAGTAGGCATATCCTTTCTACTTTTTAGATTTAGTTTTTTTCGTAATTGTCTATTAAAAACACTCAACATGTCACTCGTTTCAGAACCCTCTTTTTTAAAAGCGCCTATTACATTTTTAGATATGTCTTTTACTTTAGAAGCTTTATTTACAACAAAGGATTTAAAAGTTTTGTATTTAGATTGATTTGAATATTCCTCTAATAAAGCACTATAATAATCTTTTTTATGATTAAAAAGTTTTATATGTTTATTCTTCTTCTTCATTGTATTCAGTGGAATCGCTATGTTTTTCTAGGTCTTCTTCACACATAGATATTGGCATTCCTCTTAATTGGTCGTTTACACATTTCCAACAAGTAACAGCAGTTGCTTCTATCCCAACATTCTTTACAGTCTCATTGCATATTTTACAATTTAAGTCTTTTCTAGTATACGATTTTTTCATATTGAAAGTTTAATATCTTTATTTCCATGTTTATCATACCATCCTGCTTTAGTTTCAATTACATATTGAGCGGGATATTTACATGTGAAAACTTGTGGATAACTATCCTTTGGCATAGTCATTGACTCTACTAATTCTTTATTTGAATTAAAGAATAATATGTCTAATGGAAAATTTACATTCTTCATCCAAAAGGATACTTTAGGAATTTCTGAAGGGTACACAAATAATATACCTTCATTATCTGAAGGTTCTTTTTCATTTTGGTATCCTTTAAGTTGAGTTTCGGGAGTAGACGCTATCTTTAGTTTCATAGGACAATTGCCTAAATTACAATCAATTATCTTATTATCTACCGTATTTTGTTTACAGTAGTTTTCAAATAAGGGAATTGATCTTTTAGAATTAGAGTCCATTTAGAAGCTAAATAAGCATAAATAGCTAAACCTATTATAGATAATAGCTACTTATGCTTTAATATTTTTATTAAGAATTAATTGAAAGGTTTAGATTTCTTCTTCCTCTTCCTCTTCTTCCTCTTCTTCGTCTTCTTCTTCCTCTTCTTCGTCTCCTTCTTCTTCCTCTTCTTCATCTTCTTCGTCTCCACCTTCTAGTGCAGATAGTCGATCTTCAAGGTCGTCAACGATAGCTTTAAGGTCTTCCATAGTAAGCTCTTCTTCGTCTCCTTCTTCTTCCATGTCTAGATCTGGATCATCTTCCATATCATCTTCCATATCTTCTTCAGGAGCTTCTGCGTATGCATCCATGCCCATAGCGAATTGGTTATCTGTCTCTTCCATTTCATTAAGTCTATTCTTCATGAAGGAATTAAAATTAGCAATTTTTCTTTTCATTTTACTGATGTTTATTTTATTTATATATCTGCCTTAAACAATACAAAACTAAAAAAAAAGTTATTTAGAATCCTTTGCTTTTTTTTCTAATTCAGATATTTGACTATCTACCATTTGTAATTGTTGTATTCCGTTTTGTAAAGTAAGAAACATAGACAACTGAGTTTGAGCAGAGTGAGAGTTTTTACCACTTATAGATCCTATAAATACACTCATTGCTTCTATGGCATCATTCCTAACGCTTACTTTTTGAGTCTCTGTTGACTTACTATCAAGAGTGGATAAAGATGCTTCTAAGTTGAGCATTAATATACTTAACAGATATGCTTGATTAGGACCGGACCAAGGAGTATCATTCTTAAAAGTATTTCTAATTCTTTTAAATACATCATATGTTGCATCTAAAGTAACACTTCCATTTTTTCTGAATTCCTTTAATTGAGTTAATCTTTCTTCATCCGTTAGTTCCTTTTCAGGTACATCCGGTGTTTCGGTTATTGTTTCTTCAGCGGTATTTTTTCCCTCTTCTACCGTTTCAGTTTGTTGATTTGAATTTGATTCCATCATAGCTATAATTTTATTTTTATTATACCTATTACTTAATATGGGTTTTAATAAATTACTTTTTTGCTGCTGCTAATTTTTGCTTAACTATTGAAACATAAGGTCCTGTACCAGTCATAGCTGCCCAGTAACACCCTACTATTTGCTCCATGTCTGATTCTAATTCACTTGAAATAACATCTTCATAGAAATTACTTCCAGCATATGCTGATTCATACTCCTTTTTAACATCAATAGCTGTTTGTTTATCCATACTAAGTATCATTAAAGCTATAGCCAATTCATCTGAGTTATCCGTCCAACCGTCCATTGCTTCATATAACATAGCGGCTAGCTCAGCTGCAGCTAATTGTTTGTACTGTCTCATAGCTTTTGCAGGGTCTGCTGTAGTTTGATCATAGTATCCCATTAATTCAGCTGGATTGTATGGATTGAACATATCATCCATTTGTTCATCTGATCCAGTTACTCCTTCTAAGTTTCCTGTTTCACCTTTACTAATTACTCCTGTAAGACCTGCGGCCGTTGATAATTTAGTGGCCATTTCCATTGTCATACCTCCAGGTTTACCTGCTTGAGATAACAATGTTTCTAAACCTGCTGTAAAACCGCCGGCTGATTTTGTTCCTCCAGTTCCTATATTTTGAATTTTTACTAGATATTTACCTGCGGAATTTTTAACATATCCAGTTATCTTAACTGTTGATGTTTTACCTGCTTTAGATATCCATTTAATTTCTTTACCAACTGGCATCAATGTTTTTGTATATCTAAGCTTGGCGGCAGCTGACATTGTTTTCCATCCATTTAACATGGGTTTAGTTATTCTACTAAATGTTTTACCTGCCTTTAAAGCTTTACCTGCAGCCTTTGCTGTATTAGCGGCTTTAGCTAATTTTTTAGATTTGCTCACTGCTTTTCCTATTTTAGCAGCTGCTTTTCCTCCAGCAACGGCTGCTCGACCTACAGATGTAGCAGCGAGAGAAGCTCCAAGAGTAGGGATAGCAAGTATTAAAAGTCCTACATCAGTAAATACTGTTCCCCAACTAATACCTCTAATAATAGACTTAGGTATAGGTCTTCTAGCAATAGCCATTGCACATGCTTCTGCTCTTCCATCAAAATCTCCATCAATCCATTCATCTAACGTGTATCCTTCGTATTTAGTTCCAAATCCGTCTGAGTTAAATATATCAAATACTCTCTGTACACCTCTCTCTGAAACATTTCTTTGTGATAAATCCATATGAATAGCTGATAAAGCAGACGCATACTTAGATTCATCTGTTCCCATTCCATCCATTGATTTATATACATAACCTGCTATAGTAGTAAGATTTAAATCTCCAACTAAAGTACTATCATTTTCTAATGATAAAGTTATTCTAGGGGATCCTGAGTCAGATCTATCTATTATTAAAGACATCTCGTCTCCAGGTTTTACTTTAAATTTAGAACTGTTTAGTTCAATATACGCTTCTGATACTCTACCATCCGCTACCTTTTGATACGCATCATTTATTTCTTCTAATAGATTTTCATTTGAATCTAAGTATTGTTTTAATCTCTCGTTTGCGTCTTCTGAAAAAACAGCCACGGTTGTGTTTTGCTCAACTACACGTTTTCCGTAGTTGGCATACCATGTTGGAAGTGAATTATTTCTATTTAACATTTTAACTAGCTTTTATTTTTTTAAATTTTAACCGCTGGAGGGACGATTGTTTCAGTTGAATCTTCTTCAGGTTCTGCGTATATTTGATTACCATCAGTGTAATATAATATATCTTTTACAGTCCAATTGACTCCATTAGGATATTTAGCTTCAAAAGCAGCAATTAATTCTTTAAGATATTCAGTATCAGTGTATATACGTTTAAAGAATTCTATATCCTTAGCGTTTGTTATAGCAGACGTGCTGCCATCTCTATTAATCCAGAAGGGTTCTCCATCTTTTAAAGCTACCCAGCCTTCGTTTGATCCATCTCTACTTACTGCCCAGAACTTTAATTCTTTATTTTCTCCTTCATCAATGGTAATAGTATAAACTAGACCATCGGCTCCGCTTTGATATTCAAATTGTTTACCTATTAAACTATCGTCTGTCACAGGGATATCGTCAGTTTCATCTGATTCAATATCCTTTTCTTCATCACTTATTTCTTCTTCTTCGTCTTGACTATCATCAGGCGTATCTATTGTTTCTTCATCTTCAACATTAATGATAGTATTTGAAAGTGCTTGTTGGTTTTTAGCCAATTGAGCATCTATAGCCATTATAGCTTTTATATTTATGTAATTTACTCCATCTATTGAAACTAACTCAGATCCATCAGCGGATCCTGCATCTTGTTTTTGCATTAGTTCTGATCTATCTAATATAGTAAACTGAATTTTTTGTCTTCTATCATTGTCTATTCTAACCGAATATGCTATAATATTTTTTTGAAAAAATGCGGGATCTAATTTTCCATATTGATTTACAAATGAATTTTCACCGTTTAAAAATTGAGTTAAAGCAGTTTGTCCATCTATAGTTAGGTTTGAATTTGCATCTAACCAATTATAATCATTTACCAGTTTTACTATGAAATTTGAAGTATCTTGGGCTTTCCATACAACTTTATGTTTTACACCGGTTGCATCTCTATATACTTCCTTTCCTCTTACTCCTCTTATTTTATCATCGCCTTGGCCTAAATCAGAACTAGCCTGTTTCATAGCTTTCTTTTCTCTTCTTTTTTCCCTGGCTTTTTTAAACAGTTGTTCGTCTACGTGATCAGTTGATTTATCAAAATCACTAAAGCTTTTAATAGTCTTCATGTAGTGAAATGTATTTTATTTTATATATATGACAAATAAATAAAAAAAATAGCCTTTACTTGAAAAATGAATATTAGATCATTTAACGAATACGAAAAATATACAAACGGAAATGAAGAGGATATAATTAATAAAATACACATATTAACGGAACAGGATAATATTGAAAACATACCTTTTGTAAAAATAAATTCAATTAGCGAAGCTATTGATGCTCCGGTTTTAATATGTGGTGATTTTAAAATATCTAATTTAAATGAATCTAATATGTGTAAAGTATATAATTCATTTAATTTTAAAAAAGGATATAATTATATAAACAAACACATAGGTGAATCTTTTATTCCAAAGACAGTTAATAATAGAAATAATGTTAAGAGGTTAAAATTCCCTATAGTAGCTTCTGGTAAAAACGGAACTACTACATATAATTCTTTATATAAATTTAATAAATCTGAAAATGATTACAATACCTTTCAAGAAAAAGTAATACCAAAAACTAAATACGAAGTATTAATGTTTAATAACGATGTAGTGTCGGTTCATGAAAAGATAAATGGAGAGTTATTTGAAAAGAATATTTCTAAAAATATCAATAACGTTATTAATAATATTACAAAGAAAATATCTGAAAGTCATAGTTTCAATGCATATTATCTTACCATATATGAGTCAAGTAATGGTAAATATTATTTGAATAAAATAAAAAAATGTAAGTCTTTTAATGAAAAGCAATCATATCAATTATATGTAAAAATATATGAAGATCATTATGGGTATAGTATACCAACATGGTTTAAGAATAAAATAAAAGATATAAATGCTAATAATTAAAGTTTTAAATAACAAAATAGAATATGCTTTAAAGGAGTACAAGAAAAAGAATAAAGATACCAAATTATTAAAGCAGCTTCGTGAAAGAATGACATATACTAAACCATCTATGAAAAAGAGAATGGTTAAAAATAAGGCAATAAGAAAAAACAATTATGAAAAATAGAATTAAATCTTTTAGTGAATATATTGGAAAAAATAAAGTTTCTGAAAACCTAGAGTATCATATAGATAATTCAATATCTATAGTTGAAACAGTATTTAGACCAGGTAGTGAATCCCATATAAATTTACTTAATGAAGCAAGACAACTTTATAAATTAGGTGATTTAAAATTAAGTAACGATGATGCTATTCTGTTTGATACAACTGACATTGGTAAAACTGGGATATATGAAGGGATTGAGGTTCCTTTAGATCTACCTCTAGAAGATTTTATACTTAATGAAGCTAAATATAAAGGTAGAGAAGTTAAACTTAATTATCCAACTAGAGGAGGATCTAAGAAATTTAAAGTATACGTTAAAAATCCTAAAACTGGAAATGTTAAAATGCTACAAATAGGCGATACAACAGGGTTAAAAGCTAAAGTAAGCGATCCTAAAGCTAGAAAAAGCTTTGCTGCTCGTCATAAATGTAGTACTAAGAAAGATAGAACAACTGCAGGATATTGGTCTTGTAGAATTAACAAATATGCCCATCTTTGGGGAGGAAAAACATATCCAGGATATTGGTAAAAAATAATTAATAGTTATGAGAAGAAAAGTTTTTAACTTTAAACAATATGTACTAAACGAAAATAACCTAGATAAAACATGTCCATTACCAACTAGGAATATTAAAAAAAATACTAAAAATAGAGATTTAGCTATAAAGTCTGAAACTATAAACTACGGACCTATGAACCTAACAGATGAACAATATTGGATTGATTTAGCTGATCATTGGAGTAATGAGAGTAGAAAAACCACGCCTGAAGTAGCTAAGGAAAGTAAGTGTAAGAATTGCGCCGCTTTTGATATTTCAGAACGAATGAAAAAATGCATGCCAGGAGAAATAGACAAAGATGGATATCTTGGATATTGCTGGATGCATAAATTTAAATGTCATAGCGAAAGAACATGTTATACATGGGCAGCAGGTGGACCTATTGATACTGATGAAACAAGTTTAGATTGGGAATCTCGTAATAAAGAATCATAAGAATTATGGAACCTTATACTGAACATAAAATAAATAATAATATAGTTATCAGAACATTTAAAGAATCTACTGATTCAGAAGATTTTATGTGGCATAGGGATTTAGAAGATAGGGTAATAGAGTCTCTTAATCAAAACGATTGGCAAATTCAATTAGAGAATGAATTACCAAAAGGTGTAAGTTCTGGAGAAACTATAGTTATTCCAAAAGGAATCTGGCATAGGGTTATAAAAGGAACCGGATATGCAATATATAAAATAAAGAAAAATTAAAATGGGAAATCATAAACAAGAAAACTATATGTTCTTTAAAAACCTAGAACAAATCATGAGACAAGCAACTATGCTGTATCAAATGGATCATAGCATGTTAGATCAGATCTTACAACAACATGACTGGGCAGATGATCATGTATCTGTAGCTAAAGAAAATATGGATCAGGTGTTTGATTTTATAATGAATAAAACAAAAGAAGTTCCTGTACCTAATAATGATATGCAAACTGATAGTATTTCAAACCATTTGGATTTTGATTTTATGGCATCTGAAAGTGCAGTGGTCGGTTTTAACGACTTTATAAAGGTAAATGAGAAAAAAAAACTAGAATGGCATGACTCTGATGCGCCCGATGCTAATGGAAAATTTAAAAAATTAGGAATAAAAGCTTTAGCTGAATGGTTGATTAAAACACGAAAAGGTGACATGAGAAAAATAACAGGTAGTCTTAATCAACAAATAAACTTTAATAAAAAGTCAGATCCAGCATATGCTAAGAAGATGGAAAAAGTTAGAGATAAGGTTAAAAATTTATTAGAAAAAAACAAAGATTAGAAATGGGAGTTATTAAAAACTACAGTAATTATTTAAAAGAAGAACATCCTTCTGAATACAAAGCACCTAAAGGAAGTGCTAGGGATAAAAAACTAAAAAAAGCCCAGGAACTATTAAAAGGATCTGAAGCTGATAAGAAAAAAGCTTATAAACTTAGAGATGAGATGGAAGCTGAAGAGAGAACAAATGAAACGATAGACCCTAAAGTAGATTTAAAAGAATTCGCTGAAAAAAGAGGAGATGGAGCAAAAAGCACAGTAAGTAGCTCTAAAGAAAAAGGTGGTTTTTCCATGCTTTCATATGATCATTTTAAAGTTAAAGTTCCATACTATGAAAAAGCAGCTAATGGAAAATTTGACATGTCAGATTTTAAAGATGAATACGATGAATTATTAAACGAACTAATAGAAGCTACTTCTAAAGAAGATATGAACATTACCCAAAAGAAATTTCAAGAAATAGTGGGTAAAATAGAAGTGCTTGGTGAACTTTGTATAAGAAATAAAGACACTGAAGAACCTATTAATGAAGCTAAGAAAGCAAAGAAAAAGAAAACATTAAGTAAAGCTACTGAAGCAAAAATAAGAAAAGTTGCAAATAAAAAAGGATATACATTTGGAAGCTTAAAAGCAGAATACATCAAGGGCCTTGGAGCATTTTACAGTTCAGGTTCCAGGCCAGGTATGACTGCTCATGGATGGGCAATGGCTAGGGTAAATAAAGCAACTCCGAGTAAACCTTGGGCTAATGTTAAAAAAAGTAAATCTAAGAAGTGAAAACTTATAAAGACTTAAAATCTATATTAAACGAGAGATGGGAAGACGTAGACGACTCTATTGATAAGAAAGTAGCAGGTGTTTGTATAATATACGATAATAAGATATTATTAGTTCATCCAACAAATGCAAGTTGGCAAAAAAGAACTTTAGGTATACCAAAAGGAAAAGTTGAAAAAGGAGAAGACGTTTTAACAGGTGCGATCAGAGAGCTTAAAGAAGAAACAGGTATAGAATTAGATGCCTCTATTCTTTCTAAATCTGAGCCGTACGTATGCGACTTATATGATAAAAAAGGAAATGTTGAAAAACAATTAATTTATTTTCTACATGAAATAAGCGATTTATCTGAAATAGGAATAAGTAGTTTAAGAATACCTAAAAGTCAGTTACAAGCTGAGGAAGTAGATTGGGCTGGTTTTTTAGATGCTAAAGAATCTTACCTTAAGATAAATGAATGGCAGTTATTAATATTAGATCGCCATTTAGATAAATAAAAATAGAACAATACTTTATATTATGAAATCCTTTAGAGAAATATTAAATGAAGCCGCAATAGAAGGAAAACCAGACCAAATGGCAGTTCCATATGCGGATACACTTGCTCAAAACGTAAATGTAAGAGAAATACCTTCAGGATCTAATAGAGGTTCTGAAATAGATAGATATTTCGATTTAGTTGGATTGGATAACGAAGCTCATTATAACTCAATTAATCCAAAGACAAAGAGACCCTTTCATAAAGGGTATCCATGGTGTGCTGCTTTTGTTTACGCTATGTTTCATGATTTTTGTAAAAAACTAGGATTAAAAAACCCTTTAGTTAGAACAGCAGGTGTTATGAAAAGCTGGAATAGAGCAGATGAGTCTTTAAAAATACCTATTTCTCAAGCTAGAGCTAATTTTAATTTAGTAAAACCTGGTCAAATATTTATTCAAAAACGTAAAGGTGGAGGCCATACTGGAATAGTAACCGCTGTAAATACAAAAAATAAAACTTTTACTACTATAGAGGGGAATACAAATGATAAATTGTCAGGGGAAGGACATAGAGTAGGAAGAAACACTAGAAAACTTTCACAAGGAAGTCTAGTAGGTTTTATAGATTATTTTAAAGGACATAGAAATAATACTTTTGAAAAAACAGTTGCTAAAGTAGTAGCCGAGGCCCCTACTGATTATTCTAGCGAAGAATATATCGAAGGACTTTCGAAAAATGATATTAAAAAAATACAACTTGCATTATTAAAATTAGGATATGATTTAGGTAATTTTGGACCAAATAAAGACGGAGTGGATGGAGAAATAGGTACTAAAACAACCGATGCGGTTAATGATTGGAAATTAAAAAATAATATGAAATCTGATTCAGTAATAGATAAAGAGGTATATTCATTAATAACTAAAGATAACAAATTTGAAAAGACAAGCGGTGGTAATAAAAAACAAAAAAGCACAGGAGATATCAGTATTGACCCAAATGTAAATTATAAAAAGGTTACTAATTCTGTTCAAAAAATGGTTAATCAGACTATTAAAGTAATAATGCCTAATCTATTTCCTAATAAATTAGTAACGGTAGATAGTACAAATATTTCAAATGACCCAGGTCTAGTAATAAAGAGAGCAATTATAGAAAGCACTAAGTCAGTTAATAAATTTTCTGATTTAATCCTTGAAAAAAATTGGATTAATAGAATAAAAGATGCTAAAAAGTCAAGAGACACTAAGTTAGCAGATCAATATAGAGACGGAAGAGTTGAATCTAGCCCGATAGACGGAACTGGCGCTTTACAAAAAAGCGCAGCTAATGTTAAAGATATAATTAATTCAAAACCTGAAGTAGATATCATATACAACAAACAATTAAATGTTTTTTATATAAAACCCTACAACCAAAGTGCTATAAAGGCTTTAGGAACAGCGAACGTTATTAAAATGGAGCCTAAGGATTTTGAAGAGTTACAAATAGCGTTTAAAGATGTAACTTTAAGTACACAGCAAACAGATCCTAAACCTGAAACAAATAATACTGCTAATATCAATACAGTAAACTTAAAATCTACTTTATCAAATGTTAAACCTCTCCCATCAAACAGTAGTGAAACAACTATTAAGGGATCTACTATAGCTAATGATTTAGTAAAAGATTTAAATATTACTAAAGAAGTAGCTGCGGGCATAGTTGGAAATTTATGGGCTGAAAGCGGATTAGTACCTGACAGAATACAGGGATCAGGTATGAAGAGAGGAACTCTTCCTCAAGCTAAAAATGGAGGATATGGATGGGCACAATATACTCATCCTAGTTTAAAATCTGACTTAATAGCTTTCGCTAAGAAAAAAGGAGTAGACTTAAATAGTCAACCTATGAGTGATGAATTAAATTACGAATATTTAAAACACTGGGTATCTAAAAATAGTAATAAATTTACAGAATTAAAATCACAAGGTGATGTTAAGAGTGCAACTAACTATTTTTTAACCAAATATGAAAGACCTGCTGATCAATCAGAAAGAGCTTTAAATAAAAGAGTTAATTTTGCAAACAGCGTATATTCAAGAATGGCTTAAATTGTACCTAATTTTTATATAGTTTAAAAATATATAATAAAAAAATATTATATAAAATGGCTAAAGTTAAATCAACACTTTCTAAAGGAGAAGCTAAACTTAAAAGAAAAGGTGTTCATTCAAAGTGTAAAACTTCAAATAGTAAGAATTCTAAACATTATAGAAAAAAATACAGAGGACAGGGTAGATAATTAAATATCTAAAATTTTATAAATTAAATGGCTTAATATATTTTAGTTTATTTGAATAAGAGATGCTTTCCAAAGCAGAAGAACCAGATCCTTGTATTCCCATTATTTCATTATACTTTTCATCTGATATTTGATGATTAGTGTATAATTCTTGCATTTCCTTTTCATTTTCTTCTTTCGCTCTAGCATATACATATGCAGGAAAACTAGGAAGACCCATTCGTTGAGCGTTGTAATTTAAATGTTTTTGTAAATCGTACACTAAATCGTCTTCTTTTAATTCAGTTTCAGGCCTATCCTTTAACTGTTGATCTATATAAGGTACGTCTATAACAGAGCCTTTTCTTTCTTTTTCATTGTTAGAATGCTCTTCCATTCTATCATTTAGCTCTTGAGTAGATATAAGATCTTCCATTCCTTCTCTTTCAAAATCAGATAAAGCGTTAGCTGAAGATCCTAGTAATTTAACCACCTGTTTAGCTACGAAAGAACTGAATTTACCAAGAACAAGCCCTCTCATTATAATAACATCAGAATTCCTCTTTAGGAATTTTTTAGCCAGTCCTCCTCTTTTAGATATAAACGTGTAGTATGTAGCTAAATCATCTGAGTTTTTTAGAACGGACTTCATTGGCCCGTTTGGAAACTTTGCAGATATATTAGAAAACGTAGATAAATCTGCTATTGGTATTTCTTTAATTACCTTTCCTCCTTTTTTAATAACTAGATTATCTCCTTTTTTAATTACTTTACCGCCTGTTTCTAGAGCTTCTTCCATTAGTTTGAAGTTCTTAGCTGCCTTTTTAGAAATAGCCTGAGCTATAGGTTTATCTACTTCTTTAGAGAATACTAATAAATTGTCGGCTACTGTTTTTCCCATGTCAGCTATCTTAGTCAAAAACCTTCTAAGAGGCTTTCCTATAAATGGAACCCATCCAACGGCTTTACCTACTACATCTTTTAGTAAAAAAGAAATTACACTCGTGATACTTGCTGCGACTTTGGCTGCTGATTTTTTAATATACTCTAGGAACCTTTTACTTTTACCAAAGACTTTTCCTTCTTGTTTCATTAAAACTTCAGCTGATTCTTTTGCTATTGTTTTACCAGCACCTTTGGTAGCTAGTTTTGAAAAAGGTGCTGAAAATACATGAGCAACTCCTTTAAAACCTTTAGCGACATCTCCACCAAAAGGTATCATTGCAATCAAAGATATTAAGCCTAGTATCCACTTTCCTCTAAACATGTAGATAATACCATTTATTAAATCTGCAACTATTCCGAGAGGAATACCTACTACTAAAAAAGCATCTCCAACAAGACCTATAAAATCTAGAACTAGATGGAGTATTCCTATAGGGGATCCTCCTTCGGTTAAACTACTTAATAGATTCTTTAACATACCTAAGATTCCTCCGCTTGGAGTTGGAAGAACTCCGGCTCCACCTATTACATTATCGATAGCTGCCGCATCCGTACTAAGTACTGCGTCAGCCTGTTCATTTAACAAAATAGCTTCCCTTCTAAGAATAGGACTTTGAAAAAATTCTTTTTCTGTTAAGGATTGAATGTCTGGAATTAAATTGTTAAAATCTAGAGCCTGTTCTAGAATATGCATTTTATCCTTTAAGGCTTCTAATATAGCCTGACCTTCGCTAGATCTTAGTTCATTTTCATATTGTATTGATAAATCCATTATTTATAGACATTTCTTTTTTTTATATATCTATAAAATATAGCACATGTTTGCACACTAAAATGGTAAATCTTGTCCCTCACCTGACATATCTATATTTGTTACAGTCGGTTCAACGTTTTCTTTTATTGAAAGAGCTTTTACATCATTTATATAAACTGTTTCATTCTCGGGGTTTATCCATTCTCTAGCTTTTACTTCATAAGATACAGTGATAGAGTCTCCTTCTGAAAAAGAGTCTATCATTGAGCAACTATCCATGATTAATGAAAATTTTAAATACTCACTAGATCCATTATAACTGGTAGAAGCTAGTTGAATTACAAACTCTCTCTTTTTAAATTTTTCAGTTAATTGTACTTCATCGTATTTAACTTTAAGTATTCCATTTATCTTATTCATATCTTCTGTTTTTATAAGTTTTTTAAATCGTTAAGTAATGAATCATAATCTGTACTATCCTTGTCTGTTTTTCCAAACGCTCCATATGTAGAGTTATTTAAAACCCTTTCAGCAGCATTTTGCATTTCTTCTTGAGTTGACTCATTCACCGTTTCCTCATTGCTAAATAAGTTTAGTTGATTATCACCAGATGCGCTTGAGGCGCCTTTTGCTCCGTTTTCATTTACTATATCTTCTAAATTTTTAATAATCTCTAGAGTTGTCACGGATGCATCTGAATGGTCTTTCCAATATGCAAATGACATCTCTCTCATCTCATCTCTCATTACCGGGTCATTAGATAATTTTTCCATTAAATCTGAGCATTCAACAAAATTAGTGTTATCGAGTCCTATAGTTCCACTATGTTTATCTTGACTTATAGGATTTCCAGTGGTTCTATGAATAACATTATCACAGAAGTGCTTATGAAAAATAGGAATTGTTCCAGACGCTATTACTTCTGCATGACAATTTTCAATATTATTACCATACATATGAGCTTTTAAATGATATAAATCAGATCCATATGCACTTTTTGCCATACGTTTCATACAATCAACATTAGTGTAAGGAGGATATAAATATGCGCCTGCTCCTGGAACTTCTTTTCCATACAAGTCTTGTGTAAATTTAACTTCGTCTAGTTCTTTTCTAGGCCTAAAGTAATTAACTATTTCATTGTCTTTATATAGTGGAGTACCATTTTTACTATCTCCTTTTTCATAGAGAATACCTGCCCATCCTATGCTTGCTTCTAATCCCTCTAGTACAGTAATATAATCTTTATTCATAAGCTGGCTTGCGTGAAAATCCATCATTAAGTTAGGGCCTTTCCATCCAGACAGTCTTCCTATCCATCTAACTGTTTTATGATCTTGTTCTTCAATAGGTAACCAGTATTTTTTTCTATGGTCATCATATGTAAAACCTAATGCCATTTTCTTAAATGGAGTAGTTACATTTTCTCTAGTTGCCCATCTAGTAAAATCAGATTCAAGAGAATGTGTCATCAGTACATCTACACTGCTGCATATTTCATCAAATTTACCATTTCTACTTAGCGATTGCATTTTATGATCTAACTGAACAATAGCTTTAGGTAAAGATATTCCTTGAACAAGTTTAACAAAATTAGTTTGACAATCTTCAGGGTGTTTTTTAGAAGGAACAGAATATATAAGAGCCATGTCAAAGTTTTCATTAACTTCATTTAGTACCCTATTCATTTCTTCTGAGTTTGCACAAGTGAACTCATCTTTGTCGAAAACCATGGTATCTCTACGAGCCCATTTTTTATCAAGAGTTGCAAATATTTTTGTATTAGGAGTTGCTTTTTGAAATTCTACTGCGCAGCGTGTTACTCCACAACCTTCTACGCCTCTTCCAAGTATTATAGCTATTTTTTTCATATTTAATTATTATTTAATGTATATTTTAAGTTTTCAAAATCTGCTTCTTGAGCGATATTTACTATTTCTTCTTTGCTGAATTCTTTGTTTACCTCATTTGCATTGAATGGTTTATTAGTAAAAACATCATACATTGAAAAAGAATCAGGTGTTTTTCCAGACATTACGTGTTTTACAAAAGATATTTTTCTTAAATGATTTAGGTACATTAATTCTTGTTTAACAGGCGTACCCTTCTTCTTTCTTAGTAAAAAAGGGTATTTAACCCATTTTCCATCAGGTTGAGTTACTATAAATTCCTGTTGTACAAAAAATTCATTTTCTCTATGTTTTCTAACATTTAAAACATCACCATCTTCCATTAAATAGTTTGCTATAAGATATTGTATGTTATCTGGGTCTTTAATCTTTTTTAATTCGTTAGAATTTAAAAGATTTAATTTACTTTCATCACTAAAAAATTCTTCTAGTTTAATCATGTTTTTTCTTTTTATCTATGTTTATTTTTCTTATTATTTCCCATTTAAAAGGATTTCTATTTCTTCCGTACTGTTCTATTGAGAAGTCTATGTCCTCTGTTATGAATTCTACTAATTCCATACGTATCTCATCCTCAGATGAATTAGTGTATGAAATAGCTACTTTATATTTATGTTTATTTTTTGTTTTCATTCATATAGTTTTCTAAACCTTGTATGTAAGCAGCTGCATCTAGTAAATTATCTTTCTTGTGATTGTAAGATTCTCTTGAAAACTTTAACGCTATCATTGCCATAAACATTTCTTTACCTGTTATATTTAACCCTGACATTCCATTAAAGATACCTGCTGCTCTATCCATTCCTTCGCTGAACGGTCCGTACATTCTTTCTTTTTCTTCGTCCCTATTATTGACTATATCATGGGCTTCTTCACATATAGACTTTTTTATTTTTTTATTCATGATTAGAGTTTTTAAATTCTTCTGGATATTTCTTTTGTAAAGTGTTATTCCACCAATCTGTCTTTCTACCGTTTATGAATATCCACCCTATATTTAAGTCAATCCATTTTATTATACTATGTAACATGATATGGGTTTATTATTAATTTAATAATAATATACTAAATTAATTAGTTAAGGTTTACCTAAATAAGATTTTTCTTTAATCTTCTTTTTAAGTTTTATGTTTGGTTTCTTAGATTTTTTATCTTTGATTTCAGAAAGTTCACCTGATTTGTAAGATTTAGAAACTCCATTTATCATTACTTGATATTCATTTATGGCGGTGTTTACCCCTATTATAGTTCCTACT